AGAGGAGAGAGAAAGAGAGGATGATGAATCGGGTAAATGGGAAAGGCCAAACAACATCCTTAACAACTGGCGTGTCACTAAAACCACGTTAAGATTAGGTAGTAGAGTTATAGGTAAGTGTATGATGGGTTCAACGTGTAATGCGTTAGATAAAGGTGGTGATAATTTTAAAAGAATATACTATGATTCAGACGTCACAAAAAGAAACCGCAACGGACAGACTCGTTCAGGATTATATAGTTTGTTCATACCTATGGAATGGAATTACGAAGGATACATTGATTCTTATGGATTACCTGTATTCCAAACGCCAGAAACAGAGGTTGAAGGGCCTCATGGGGAGGTTATAGATTTAGGTGTAATTGATTATTGGCAAAACGAAGTAGATGGTTTAAAAGGTGATCAAGAAGCTTTAAATGAATTTTATAGACAATTCCCTAGAACAGAAGAGCATGCATTTAGAGATGAGGCTAAATCATCTTTATTTAATCTAACTAAAATATACGAACAAATAGATTTTAATGGAGATTTAAAGCATAGCTCATTAGTTACAAAAGGTAACTTTCAATGGCGAGATGGTATAAAAGATACTAGTGTAATATTTGTTCCAAATAGTAATGGTAGATTTCTAGTTACATGGGTTCCACCTGAAAACTTACAAAATCGTATAATATTAAAAAATGGTGTAAAGTATCCTGGTAATGAAGATCTAGGTGCTTTTGGGTGTGACAGTTACGACATATCTGGTACAGTTGACAATAGAGGTTCTAATGGTGCATTGCATGGATTAACTAAATTTAGTATGCTTGATGTGCCACCAAATCATTTCTTTTTAGAATATATTGCTAGACCTCAAACAGCTGAAATATTTTTTGAAGATGTATTAATGGCTTGTGTTTTTTATGGCATGCCTTTGTTAGCAGAAAATAATAAACCACGTTTACTATATCATTTTAAAAGAAGAGGATATAGAGGGTTTAGTATGAATAGACCAGATAAAGTTTACAACAAACTATCGGTAACAGAAAGAGATATAGGTGGTATACCTAATTCAAGTGAAGATATTAAGCAAGCACATGCCGCTGCTATAGAAACCTACATAGAAAATTTTGTAGGTTACAACAACGAAAAATACGGTGACATGTATTTTCAACGTACATTAAATGATTGGAGTAAATTTAATATAAATAATAGAACCAAGCATGACGCCTCGATTAGTTCTGGGTTAGCTTTAATGGCTTGTAACAAAAATAGATATAAACCAATACCAGATAGACAATTGGTTTCATATGATCTAGGTATTAAAAAATACGACAACTCAGGACTTGTTTCTAAAATTATAAATAAATGAATATAGATTATAATGCTAACAGTGCCTTTCCAAATCAGGTGGTACCTTTGGAGGAAAAGTTAAGTTTAGGATATGGTAGGCAAGTTGCTGATGCCATACAATCTGAATGGTTTGCACAAGGTAGAACTAATGGTAATAGATATTTAACTACATTTAATAACTATCATCAACGTAGATTATATGCTAGAGGTGAACAATCAACTCAAAAATATAAAGATGAATTATCAATTAACGGTGATTTATCTTATTTAAATTTAGACTGGAAACCAGTTCCCATACTTTCTAAGTTTGTAGATATATTAACTAACGGTATATCTAATAAAGATTATGATATTAAAGCTTACGCACAAGATCCAGAATCTGTAAAGAAAAGAACAGACTACGCTACTAGATTAGCTATGGACATGTATGGACAAGATATTATTGAAGAAGTTAAAGCAACAACTGGTCAAGATATATCGAGCACAAATATACCAGCTGTAGATCTTCCAAAGACAATGGAAGAAATGGAATTACATTTACAGCTTAGTTACAAGCAAGCTATAGAAATAGCAGAAGAAGAAGCTATAACGCAGGTATTAGATAAAAATAAATATGATCTATTAAAACGTAGATTAAATTACGATCTAGTCACACTAGGTATCGCGGCAGCGAAAACAAATTTTAACACATCAGAAGGTATTACTCTTGAATATGTTGACCCTTCATATATGGTTTATTCGTATACAGAAGATCCAAACTTTGAAGACATATATTATGTAGGTGAAGTTAAAGCAATGACTATACCTGAAATAAAAAAACAATTTCCTCATATATCTGATAGTGAGTTAGAAAAAATACAAAAATCATATAGCAACAATAACTACATATATGGTTGGGGTGCTTATGATGAAAATACAGTACAAGTTTTATATTTTGAATATAAGACTTATATGGATCAAGTTTTTAAAATTAAACATACTGATCAAGGTTTAGAAAAAGCTTTAGAAAAACCAGATACATTTAATCCACCAGAAAGTGATAACTTTAATAAAGTATCAAGAAGTGTAGAAGTTTTATTTGAAGGTGTAAAAGTTTTAGGTACTAATATGATGTTGCAATGGCAGATGGCTGAGAACATGACTAGACCTACAGCAGATACAACTAAAGTTGAAATGAATTACGCTATATGTGCACCGCGTATGTATAAAGGTAGAATTGAATCTTTAGTTACAAAAACCATGGGTTTTGCTGATATGATACAGCTTACGCATTTAAAACTACAACAAGTTATAGCGCGTATGGTACCTGATGGTGTATTTTTAGATATGGACGGTTTAGCTGAAGTTGATCTTGGTAATGGTACAAATTATAATCCAGCTGAAGCATTAAACATGTATTTCCAAACTGGTTCTGTAGTTGGTAGATCACTTACTCAAGATGGTGGCATGAATGCTGGTAAAGTACCTGTACAAGAGTTATCAACATCAGCAGGTCAAGCTAAAATAGGTTCATTAATAAACACATACAATTATTACGTACAAATGATACGTGATGTAACAGGTTTAAATGAAGCTAGAGATGGTACGCTACCAGACAAAGATACATTAGTAGGATTACAAAAAATAGCAGCACAGCAATCAAATATAGCTACTAAACATATTAATAATGCTAGTTTATACTTAACATTAAGATTATGTGAAAACATTTCTAAAAAAATAGTTGATGTATTAAACTTCCCTTTAACAGCGGAAGCTTTAAAAAATTCTATATCAACATTTAATGTTAACACCTTGGCTGAAGTTGCTAATTTAAATCTACATGACTTTGGTATTTTCTTAGATCTTGAGCCAGATGAAGAAGAAAAAGCACAACTAGAACAAAACATACAAGTTGCTTTACAGTCTGGTGGTATTGATTTAGAAGATGCTATTGATCTTAGACAAATACGTAATTTAAAATTAGCAAATCAAATGCTAAAACAAAAACGTAGATTAAAAGCAGAAAGAGATCAAAAAGTAGCACAACAAAATATGCAGGCCCAAGCTCAGGCAAATGCAAAATTAGCTGAACAAACAGCATTGGCTGAAACTCAGAAACAGCAAGTTTTAACTGATCAAAAACTTCAATTAGAACAAGCTAAATCACAGTTTGAGATACAACGTATGCAAACAGAAGCTCAAATAAAAAGAGAGTTAATGGCTGAAGAGTTTAATTACAATATACAATTAGCTAAAAGTAAATACCAAAGTGAAGGTAATAAAGAAAAAGAAATAGAAGATAGAAAAGATAAAAGAGCTAGAATAATAGGGACACAACAGTCTCAAATGATACAGCAGAGACAAAGCGATGGGGCACCTATTGATTTTGAATCTACTAACGATAGTTTAGGTGACTTTGGGTTAGAAGCCTTTGGTCCTAAATAATTTTTTAATTTTATAATATTATATTATGGCAGAAGAAAATGCGACCGCTGAGGTCAAACAAGAAGGTGAGTTTTCATTAAAAGGTAAGAAAACAAAACCAAAGAAACTGGTTGATAGTAATAAACAAGAACCTGTAAAGGTTGATTTAACTAAACCAGAAGCACAAGGAGAACTTGTGGAAGATATAACTAAAGTTGATTTAACAGAGAAAAAAGAAGAAAATGCCGTTCAAACACAAGAGACAAATGATAGCGATGCTATTGTCAAAGAGCCCAAAAACAGTGGCGACAGCAAAGAAGTGGTTGAAGAAGTACGGGACACCAAAGAAGAATTAGAAAGTCCTATACAAGAAATAACTGAAGAAGAGCTTGATGAAAAAACCATAGAGCTCTATGAAGAGGCAGAAGAAGCTGTTAAAGAACAAGTAAAAAAAGGTACACCATTACCAGAAAATATACAATCACTGGTAAACTTTATGAATGAAACAGGTGGTACCATGGAAGATTATGTACGACTTAATCATGATTATTCAAAAGTAGATGATCAAGTATTAATTAATGAGTACTATAAAAATACTAAACCACATCTTAATCAAGAGGAAATAAACTTTTTGATTGAAGATCAGTTTAAGTATGATGAAGAAATTGATGAGCCAAGAGATATTAAGAAAAAGAAATTGGCCTTCAAAGAAGAAGTTGCAAAAGCCCGTAAAGAGCTTGATGTTATGAAAGAGAAATATTATCAGGAAATCAAGTTGAGACCTGGTATTACTCAAGATCAACAAAAAGCGGTGGACTTTTTCAATAGATATAAGGAGCAAGAAGAGCATTCAATAACTCTTCAAGAGGATTTTAAAAATAAAACTGAACAAATTTTTACTGATGATTTCAAAGGTTTTGATTTTAGCTTAGGTGAAAAAAAGTTTAGATATAAAGTGCAAAATCCTTCTGAAGTGGGTAAGTCACAACTTGATGTTAATAATTTTATACAAAATTTTGTTGATGAAAAAGGAGTTGTTACTAATCCAGCTGGTTATCATAAAGCTCTTTACGCTGCAATGAACGCGGATAAAATCGCTAATCATTTTTACGAACAAGGAAAAGCTGATGGTATTAAAAATGTCGTCGACTCTTCTAAAAACTTAAGTACGGATAAGCCGAGGCAAGTTGCCGATGGAAATGTCTTTATAAATGGTTTAAAGGTAAAATCAATAAGTGGTTTGGATTCGTCTAAACTAAAAATTAAAAAACGAAAATTTAACTAATTAAAACTTTTAAATTATGGCTTTAAATCCACAATTTGGTACAATAGTGCCATCGCAACTGCAACAAACACTTGCGAGTAACTATTTAACATTTGACGGCGCTGCCGGTGGTAACTTTGCCCAACAATATTTACCTGAGCTTTATGAGCAGGAAGTTGAAAGATATGGTAACAGAACTTTATCTGGATTCTTACGTATGGTTGGTGCTGAACTACCGATGACGTCTGATCAAGTAATTTGGTCTGAACAAAACAGACTACACATAGCTTATGACAACTGTACTAACGGTTTGGCTGGTAACACTATTACTATTCCTGTAGCTGCAGACATTAACAACGTAATTTCTCCACAACAAACTATCGTCGTTATGGACGATTTTGGTGGTGAATCAAAATGTTTAGTTATTGACTCTGACTTAAGAACACTTGCTAATGGTGGTACTGGTGTACTTAACGTACTACCTTACGGATCAGCTAACTTACAAACTGAAGGACTTGTTGGTGACGTAAAGATCTTCGTATATGGTTCTGAATATCCAAAAGGAACTAATACTACAATTGCACCATCTGCTAACGCAGTTGCAGTTGCTGGTAACGATTATCCTATCGCTACTATCGATCCTGCATTTACTCAATTTTCTAACAAACCTATCATTATTCGTAGCCAATATTCAATCAATGGTTCTGACACAGCTCAGATCGGTTGGGTAGAAGTTGCTACTGAAGATGGTACTTCTGGATATTTATGGTATCTAAAAGCTGAGTCTGAAACAAGACTACGTTTTGAAGATTACCTAGAAATGTCTGTTGTTGAAGGTGAACAAGTAGATCTTGCTGGGCCAAACCCATCTGCTATTGCTGGTGTGACTGGTACAGAAGGTTTATTTGCTGCTATTGAGGATAGAGGTAACGTACAAGTTGGATTCGCTGCTGCTACAGGTATAAGTGACTTTGATGATATTCTTAGAAACTTAGATACTCAAGGAGCTATTGAAGAAAATATGTTATTCTTAAACAGAAACACTAACCTTGATTTTGACGATATGTTAGGTGCTATTTCTTATGGCGCTCAAGGTGGTACTGCTTTTGGATTATTTGAAAACTCTGAGGAAATGGCATTGAACTTAGGTTTCAGTGGTTTCCGTAGAGGTTCATATGACTTCTATAAAACTGATTGGAAATATTTGAACGATGCATCTACACGTGGTGCACAGAGTGGTCCTGCTTCTATCGAAGGAGTATTAATACCAGCTGGAACTTCAACTGTTTATGATCAAATCCTTGGAACTAACATTAGACGTCCTTTCTTACATGTAAGATATAGAGCGTCTCAAGCTGATGACAGACGTATGAAGTCTTGGTTAACTGGTTCTGTTGGTGGAGCTTTCACTAGCGATCTAGATGCTATGACTGTAAACTTCTTGTCAGAAAGATGTTTAGTTGTACAAGCTGCGAATAACTTCGTATTATTCAAAGGAGCATAAATACTTTTTTAAGGTTATGGGCGCTTCGGCGCCCTTATACCTTTAATATTTAATTTTATTATATCATGGCAAAAAAAGCTAAAGCAGAAGCTGTTGAGGTTGCACCTCAAGAAAAGGTAGTAGTAAAACCTACTCCTGTAAAACAAAAACCTAAAGCTGTTGATCAGTGGGAAATTAAACCTAGAACATATATAGTAAAAGGTAGAAAACAACCACTAACATTAACAATACCAGGTAAACACACAAGAAAAAATCCTTTGTTGTTTTTTGATAAAAAAATCAATGCACAAAGGGAACTAAGATATGCAACTAATATGAACAGCCCGTTTGTTGATGAACAAAAAGGTGAAGCTACATTAGGACATATTACTTTTAGAGACGGTGTACTTAGTGTTCCTAAAGAAAATCAAATCTTACAGAAACTATTAAGTTTATATCACCCATTAAAAGATAAAAAATACTATGAATTTGATTCTGTGGTTGAAGCAGAAGACGAATTAGATTTTATTCATTTAGAAATTGAAGCTTTAAACGCAGCTACAAACATGGACATAGATCAAGCAGAAGCTATACTAAGAGTTGAAAAAGGAAGCGCTGTGTCTAGCATGAAATCTAAAGAGATAAAAAGAGATTTATTACTCTTTGCGAAACGCAAACCAGACTTATTCTTAAATTTAGCTAACGACGAGAACGTTGAGTTAAGAAACTTTGGTATTAAAGCTGTTGAAGCTAGAATAATTAATCTCTCTCAAGATCAAAGAACTTTTCATTGGGGTTCAAATGACAGAAAATTATTAACTGTACCATTTGATGAAAATCCATACTCAGCTTTAGCCGCTTGGTTTAAAACTGATGAAGGTGTAGAAGTTTATAAATCTATAGAAAAAAGAATATAAACAAGTGATAATATAAAGGGTAGTGTCACGCTACCCTTTGTATTATAATTAACATAAGTATGGCTATAAACGTAAACACTGTATATCAGACAGTCCTGTCTATATTAAACAAAGAACAGAGAGGTTATCTAACACCTGCTGAATTTAACAAAGTTGGTGCTCAAGTACAGTTAGAGATATTTGAAAAATACTTTGAAGATTTAAATCAACAACTAAGAGTTCCTCAAGCAGATGTAGATTATTCTGATAGAGTAACAAATCTTGATGAAAAATTAGCCATATTTAAAACATTCGGTAATGCTATTTATGATAACACCAGTTCACCTGGGTTAGCTTATTTTACATTACCAACAACTGATTTATACGGTGCCACTGTAGATTTTTACAGGTTGGGTACTGTTATATACACAAATGATAGAGGTAATCAAGTAGAACTTCAAAGATTATCTAGAACAGATTTCTATAACATAGAAAGATCTCCACTAACAAAAGCAACTAAAAGTTTTCCTACATATTTATATGAAAATAGAGGCAACCAAAATAATCCAGGTATAGCTATAGATAATCATCTTCAAAATGTTTTATATGTAAATCCAACTAGTATTATTAATAATATTCAAGTTGATTACATTAGAAAACCTATTGATCCTATATGGGGTTTTACAACAGGAACACAAGGACAATATATATTTAATGATGATTTTTACGATGCTACTACAGGTCTAGGTTCTATAGACTTTGAACTACATGAGTCAGAGCAAACAAACGTTATACTAAGGATATTAGCTTATTCAGGTATAATTATAGAAGATCCTGCAATTGTACAAGTGGCTTCTCAACAGGTACAAGGTAAAGAGGTAAATAAAAAATCTTAATAAATGAGTACAATTAACGAAACAAATCAACAATATTATGCTGGAGCTCAGGGTTTTTTAGTTGAAAACGCCGTAGGCCAAGACACTTTTACTTTTGGATTTGATACTGATTTAGTTTTTGGTAACTGGAATCCAACAGAAACTGACTATGCTTTAAATAATTTTAAATTATATCATAGTGTTAATGGTTTAACTTACACAGAAATAACAGGTGGACCATATGCACCTTATACTGTAACAGGTAATACTGTACAATTAGCAGCTAGTGTACCACAAAATGAAGTTGTTGTTTGTCAATTAAAAAGATTAGATGGTGGTAACTATGGAGCAAGAGATGCTTATGGTAATACAACAGAACAAAATTACGGTAGTTATCAATATATAACTCTTAATGATGTTGTTAACAATTTTTTAGTTGCATATGTAGGAGCTGGTAAACTTATACCTAGTGTAAAAAGAACTGATTTAATATTTCATGCTAAAAGAGCTTTACAAGAATTTAGTTATGATACATTAAAAAGTATTAAGTCACAAGAGCTTACAATACCACCTAGCTTAAGTGTAATCATACCACAAGACTATGTTAATTATGTGCGTATGTCATGGATAGATATGCAAGGTGTACAAAGAATTATTTACCCTACAAACAACTTAACAGATTCACCTTATAAAACACCTGTTCAAGATAATAAAGGTGTTCCTACTCAAGACAATTTTGGTAACAACTTACAGAGCTCATCGATAACAGAACACAGATGGGTTAACAATAATCCTAGTTTAATAAACCAAGAATTTAATCAAGAGCAATATAATGCTGGTTTAGATTGGTGGGGCTATGAATGGGGTTATGGTGGTTATTGGTATTGGGGTTATGGTCAACTATACGGTATGGACCCTCAAACAGCTCAAGTTAACGGTTGGTTTAATATGAACGAAAGAGAAGGTAAAATATCTTTTTCAAGTAACTTAGTTGGTAGATTAATTATATTAGAATATATATCAGATGGATTAGCTTACGATATGGATAGTAGAGTTCCTAAACTTGCTGAAGACGCAATATACTCTTACATGTCTCATGCTGTTTTAGCTAGTAGAATTAACCAACCAGAATATATAATACAGAGACTTAAACGTGAATCTAGTGCTAAACTAAGAAATGCTAAAATAAGATTATCTAACATTAAACTTGACGAGATCGTACAAGTTATGCGAGGTAAATCTAAATGGATAAAACACTAAAATTAAATGGCGGAATTTAAAAATGTTTTTATAAAGTCCAAAATGAACAAAGATCTTGACGATCGATTGTTACCACAGGGCGAATATAGAAATGCAGTAAATATACAAGTCAGTAAGTCAGAGTCTGAAGACGTTGGTGCACTAGAAAATGTTTTAGGAAATGAACAGATAATTAATTTTGAAAATGTTACGGGTAGTGATTCTGTTATATGTATAGGTTATTTAGTTTCAGAAGTTAACTCATGTGTTTTCTTTTTCCTAACAGATAACACCATAGCTTCTAACGCATCTGGCGCGTATACTCCTGGTGCTGAAAACTTTATAATAAGATCTGTTATATCCTCTGGTGTAGCTATTTCAAATACAATATTAGTTGAAGGTGCTTTTTTAAATTTTTGGGAAGGTTCACCAATATATGGAGTAAATTTACTAGAAAATCTTTTATTCTGGACTGATAATAGAAACCAACCTAGAAAAATAAATGTTGATTCTGCTGTAGATGATTCTACTTATTATAAAATTGAAGATACTATTAGTGTGGCTAAATATATGCCATATACAGCTCCATTATTATGGCAAGAAGTGACTCAAAAAGTTATTGACAACAGTGGTACTCCTGCTGATTTACAACCAGCTTTAGGTCAATACCAAACAACTATGCAAGATGTTGTTAGTGAATTTTTACCAGACGGTACTACAGTTAACCCTTACGAAGAACCTGTTTATCAAGGTGATCCAGATTATTTAGAAGATAAGTTTGTAAGATTTGGTTATAGATTTAAATTTGATGACGGTGAATACTCTGTATTTTCTCCATTTACTCAAGAGTGTTTTATACCTAAACAAGATGGTTTTTTCTTATTTAATCCATCAGGAACTGATAATGATGATAATGATCAATCAGCTTCATTTAGAAGTACTGTGGTTAATTTTATGGAAAACAAAGTAAATCAAATAACTTTGTTAATACAAATGCCTGAAAATGGAGATCCAGCTTTTGCTACAACTACACTTAATAACACAACTGATTATTTTAAAATTACAGAAGTAGAAATACTATATAAAGAATCTACTGGAGCAGCTGTGTTGGTTTTGGATAAAGTAAGTGCTGATGATATAAAAGCTCAATATGATGCTGCTAATCCTAGTAATACATATTTATATAAATACTCAGGTACAAAACCATTTAAAACTTTACCTGAAGCTCAATTAATTAGAGTTTATGATAAAGTCCCAGTTAAGGCATTGGGACAAGAGGTTATTAGTAATAGAATAGTTTATAGTAATTTCCAAACAAGACACACGCCACCAACAGGTATTGATTACAACGTTGGTGCTGGTACAAAATTAGCATTTGATGTAAGCACCCCAGCAACACCAGTTTCGTGGAACACAAGTATAGTAGAATATCCAAATAATACTTTAAAACAAAATAGAAATTATCAAGCCGGTTTTGTTTTATCTGATAGGTTTAGTAGAACTACATCGACAATACTTTCTAACGCCGCAACTACAACAGGTGCTACGGCGGGTCAATTGTCAACAGTTTATTCACCTTATAATCCTAGTCAAGCTGATGGTGGGCCTGATATGGGTCTATGGCCAGGTGACGCATTATTTGTTCAAGTTAATGAACCCATAAGTGAAACACCACTACCAAACAGTCTTTATCCAGGAACTTACAAAGGCGATCCAACACAAGCGGATTATAATCCACTTGGTTTTTATTCATGGAAAGTTGTAGTAAAACAACAAGAGCAAGACTATTATAATGTATACCTACCGGGTATTATGGCTGCTTATCCTGAAGATCCTGCTCAAGAATTAGGATTAACATCACATACTGTTTTAATTAACGATAATATAAATAAAGTACCAAGAGATTTATCAGAAGTTGGTCCAGATCAAAAACAATTTAGAAGTTCTGTGCAGTTGTTTGGTAGAGTTCAAAATACAGCTACAGCTCCATCAGGAAGTCCAGCAACAGACTTTGGTGTAACTAACGAGCAGTATTATCCAGGTCTTTCATCAGATACGGTTTCAACTATATCTACAATGGTTGATATGTTTGGTGAGCCATTGGGTACAACTTTACCTCCTGAGTTTGAACAATTCTATGAATATAATTCAAATCCATTAATAGCTAGAATAAGTACCGAAAATCAAATAGGTCAAATTTCAACAACTAATCCTAATACTGGTTTACAGTATTTAGCGGTATATGAAACAGAACCGGTAGAGTCTAGATTAGATATATATTGGGAGACTAGTACAAGTGGTAGAATAGATCAATTAAACGAACAAGTAGAAGCAACAGGTGGTCAAACAATATTCTCTACACAAAACTTTAACTTTGAGTTTAACGAATATTGGGGTATATATGACCCAACTACACCATGGGATCCAACAGTGCAAGGATCACCAGAACCAGGGGGCGGTGGTGGAATAGTACCATCACCTAGCAATGGACAAGCTGGACGATTTAGATCTGTAATATGTGGACCATTTTGGTTTGAAGACAATGTGTTTCAAGAAATACAAGATATAACTGTTGTTAGTTTTACTGTTACTGATGCTGCTGGAGCAAATGTAACAGCTGATTTTGATTTATTGCAAATAAAAGGTACAGGTTCTACACCTGTTGGCCCAGGTAACTATGTAGATTATAATGGTAACACTACAACTACATATACTTGGGATACTTTTTTAATAGTTAATAAATCATACAGATTATGGCAAACTACGACACCAAACATACAGGAGTTTGATTTTGAAATACAAGTAACTGATGATAGTTTTCCTGGACCACCACCTGCACCAATAAAAACATTTACTTATACACCACTAGCCAATGGTACTATATTAACAGATTTACCTACAATTAACGTTGGTGGTAGAAGTTTTGGTAGTTTACCTGCTCAATGGGGTCAAAACCCATCAGCAACTCCAACAGCTCCACCTATTATAGATTATGCTAAAGTATGTCCTCCTAGTGTAGTTATTGTAGATTATGGTATATTGGGTACAATAGTAGAGTTTTATGGAATGAACGGTGCTAATTATGGTAATCCAGCAAGTGTACCAGCTAGTAATAACCAGGTTGGTTTACAATGGACTATAGACACTATAAATCAAGGAGGTGTACCAGCGCCTGGTATATTTCAATTAGATTCAGTTACGGGTGTGTTAACAGAAGTATCTCCAGGTACAGCTAGCGGTAGATATGATATAAGAATAAAAGTAACAGGACCAGATGGTACATTTGATCTATGTTTATTTGCTTTAATTGTAGGTGTGCCTCAAGCAGATGGTTCTTTTAGCGATGGTAATTCAAGTATGGGCGCTAATTCTGTAATATTATTTTACGATGAAGCATATGTACTAAGTCTTCACAACAATCAAACAGACGCGTTTGCTCAAATGACTAACGCATCCTTCGGATTTCCAAATATATGGCCTAGTGTAACTTCAATACTAGGAAGTTCATTGACAGGTTCTAGTAATGCAGCTTGTAACAACTACACGCCTTCAACTGGTTTTGATAATATACTACTAAGGGAGCAAATACCTTATGGAGGTGGTGGTACTGTTGGAGCATTAACACAAGGTACTGGCTATATATGGTTAGATTGTGAACTACCAGGATTTTACGGAACACTAGGTCAATACAACTCATGTGATTTATCTATGGCTATAGAGTTTAGACCAACGCCAACTTCTAACTGGGAAGCGGCTTATGATATTGAAGGGCAGTATTTATCTTTTAACTCTCTTGTTTCTAACAATGTAACTAATCCATGGCACTCAGATACAACAGTGGTAGGTCAGTCAGCTAATAATAGTTTTTCTAATGATTATGATCAACAAGGTGGATGTGTAACTCCATTTATTGGTGGCGTAGGTTCACCATCAAATAACCATAATAGAGTTGTGTCACAAAATAAAACTAGTACATCAGGCCCATCAGGTTTTGCAAGAATAAGTAAACTTATAGCTGTAGGTAATAGTCCAACTTATGGTATACCAGGTGCTTTTGGTGAGTATAGAGTTATTATCCAAAGTATAGGTGGTAACTGTTTCTCTTGTCAAGGTTGTGGATCAAGTGGACCTCAAAGTGTTAAAGCAGGTAATAGTGTTATAGGTGAAATAACTTTTGGTGATTTCTTTTATAGCTTAGGACCACAAAGAGCTTTTGCCTACAGACTAAACCAAACATTGACTGTTGGACCAGGTGGAGCATTAACCACTACTAGTCACCCTGTACAAGTTTATGCAAGAGAACCTGTTCACCGATACGTAAGTACATTTTTTACAGATCCAACTTTAACAACGCCTTATACAAGTTATATAACAAGTACAGGTGCAACTTATGTTTCTTATATAGCGGCTCCAACTGCTGGTGCTGGGTATACAACCCCTTTAAATGCTGGTACAAGTACCTCGTCAAATATGACGTTTGCAAGAGCAGCAGAAGGCGCAGCAACTAATAATGCTTCACCCTCAACAACACAGAATCTAAGGGTTTGGGCAAAAAATGTGAATCCTGCAACAGGTACATTTATAGCTGGTACAGCAGTACCTAACTCTAACTAGTAAAGTGAGTATAAAACATGTAATTAATATATATAATGGCATTAATAGAAGTTAAATTTTTTAATTCTTTTACTTTAAGAAAAAGTATAGACTCAGATAGTCAGCCACAATGGTGGGGATCTAGAGGTATACCAGACACTGTAGGTGGTTGGGGAGGTATACCACATGGTAGTACTCCAAGTGTTTTTCCAGACTCAAATAATTCTTTAAACTGGGCTATTGAAGAAGCTAGAATTAGAGGCGGTTACAACAATACTGCTACATCATTAGGTGCTAAAGCATATTTAGTAGAAGAAGAGCCAGAAGGAAGTATTAGAGGTAATGCTATGATATACTCTGGAATATTTAACTCTAGAACAGGTATAAATAATACTAATCAATTTCCTGTTGGTTCTGAAATAACTAAATCTACAGATCCTGCTAATGGTAGTATACAAAGACTTTATGCTGAAGATACAAATCTCATTATATTTTCAGAGAAAAAAGTAAGTAGAGCTTTAATAGATAAAGATGCTATATATACAGCTGAAGGTGGTGGTGTGCCAGTAAGCCAACTTAATTTAGTTATAGGTCAAATTGTACCTTATGCTGGTAATTTTGGTATTGCAGATAATCCGGAAAGCTTTGCTGTATATGGTTATAGAAAATACTTTGTTGATAAAAATAGAAACTCTGTATTGAGATTATCTCTGGACGGTATAACCGAAATATCTAACTATGGTATGATTGATTGGTTTAGAGATAATTTAAGTACCGTAGATACTGGTTTTGGATCAGGTAAAATAGTTGGTGGTTGGGATATATATACAAAACAATATACTGTATCACTTCAACAAAACCAAGATAATCCAGAGCCAATATACAACACGTTACAGTTTGATGAAAAAATACTAGGTTGGCCATCGTTTTATACGTTTAAACCTAGGTGGATGTTTAGTTTAGCTAATAGATTTTATAGCGTAAACCAAGGTGATTCAACACAAGACAATGTGTTTATACATAATAGTAATAATGTACCTAGAGCTAAATTTTACGGTGCTCAAGGTAAATCTAATATAACATTTGTAGCTAATCCAGCTGTTGATAGAAGCAAGGTATTTAAAACTATAAACTATGAAGGTAGTAATGGTTGGGAAGTTACTTCGTTTGTTTCAGATATAACGGGTGTAGATAGCTTTGAATTAGATGGTGGAGGTCAACCTATATGGTTATTACCACCTCAACTAAGAGATACTACAAATCGAATATATAGTTATTACGAAGGTGAATATATTATCGATCCTGTACAATCTAACCCATCATTTGGACAACCAGTGTACAGACCTGATTATTTAACTGTATTTGGCAACGATGATCCGCCGTACAATAGAGAATATGCGGGTTTTGTAAGAAAAGAAAATAAATACTACGCTAATTTAGTAAATGATGGTGCAGGTCAAACACAACCAGGTGAAGTTAGATTTGGTCCTGATATGACAGGTATAAAAGGATATTACTGTACCATAACAATAGAAAATGATGATTATACTAATCCAGGTGGTATGAAAGAATTATTTGCTGTTAACACTACGTTTGTTACCAGTAGTTAAATTAAATTATATGGAATTAAAAGTAAGACAACTAGCAGAATCCGACTGGGATACGCTAGTAGATTGGTGGAGTAAATGGCCTAAATGGGTTGCTCCCGCAAAAGGTTTTTTACCAGACAATGGCACAGGTGGCCTTATGGTGTACAAAGATAATACACCTATTGTAGCTGGGTTTTTATATTTTACTAATTCAGATGGAGTATTATTTGAATGGGTTGTATCAAATCCAGAGTACAGAGATAAAGATCGTAAACAAGCTTTAGAGTTATTGATATTAACAGCTGAAGAAACTTGTAGATTAGCCGGTAAGAAACATATGTTTAGCATCGGAAGAAATAAACATTTGATAAATACTCATAAAAAATTAGGTTGGACTGTAGACGAAAGTCCATCACACGAATTAATAAAAAACATTTAATATGGCAATAGCAACAGCAGCGGCAGTAGCAATAGGTGTAGGCGCAACAGCAACAGCTGTAGGTGGCGCTATACAAGCAGGTCACGCTAGAAAAGCAGGGCGTAGAGCTAAAAATGAAAAAGAAGCCGCTAAGTGGAAGGTTGAAGAACTTCAAGAAGGTAGACAAACAATTATAAACCCATACGCTGGTGTGCAAAGTTTATCAGACATGGCTACTGATCTTAGTAGTCAAATGTCAAATCCATTTGCAAGTTTAGGCGTAGCAACTCAAGCTGCTGAAATACAAATGGAACAAAGTGATATTGCTTTAGCTAATTCACTAGATGCTATGGTAGCTACAGGTGCTGGGGCTGGTGGTGCAACTGCATTAGCACAAGCGGCATTAAGAAGTAAAAAAGGTGTTGCAGCTTCTATTGAAACACAAGAGGCTCAAAATGAAAAACTTAGAGCGCAGGGGGAACAACAATTACAACAACAAAAAATAGCAGAACAACAACGTCTTCAAAGTATTGCTATATCAGAGGGTCAAAGAGAACAAGCTGCGGAAGCCGCTGGAAAACAATTTGAATTTAATGTTCAAGAAGATAGAACTAATGCTGATATATCTTACAACATTGCAAAAGAAACAGGTGCCGCACAGCGACAGGCTCAAGCTTCTAGAGATAGAAGTAATGCTATTGGTGGTATCTTTACAGGTATTGGTAATATAGCTTCAGGAGCTTTAGCTGGTGGTGTAGGGTCTTAAAAAATAAAAAATTAAAATATGGGATATAGTATACCACCACCGGATTACACCATGCCGCCTATGACATTAAACGTAGCGGCTGAGGTAGGTAAATCATTTGGAAACGCTTTACAAGAGTATGGTCGTATTAAACGACAAGCTT